TATCGTCGCCCAGGTGCCCTTCGTGGACGTCATCAACACCATGCTCGACGAGTCGTTGCCCCTCACCACCGGCGAATACGAAGAGTGGGGCAACCCCAACGAGGAGGAGTATTACAACTACATGCTCTCCTATTCGCCTTACGATAATATCCGGGCGCAGAACTACCCCAACATGCTCGTCACCGGTGGCCTGAACGACTCCCAAGTGCTCTTCCACGAGCCCCTCAAGTACGTCGCCAAGCTCCGCTCCATGAAGACGGACGACAACATCCTCATCCTCCACATGGACATGGATTCCGGCCACGGCGGCGCCACCGGGCGCTACGATAGCATCAAGGACACCGCCTTCGAGTTCGCCTTCATCCTCAATCGCGTCGGCATAGCTAAATGAGCGCCGGACGGTGTGTCTGTCCACACACCATTTGCGATGAAAGCCCCCTTTCTGCTTCAAGCGAGCAGGGAGGGGGCTTTCCTTTTTCTGGCGACACCTTATACACCAGCCTTTTATGCTTACTTCTCATCAGAATCGGATCACTTAAGAGCTTCAAAACCTCATGTGTCATCAAAATTCGATCACGTGAGAGTTAAAAAAGCTCGTGCGTCATCAAAATTCGATCACGTGAGAGGTAAAAAAGCTCGTGCGTCATCAAAATTCGATCACGCGTGAACAAAATTTGATCACAAGCCAGCTTCTTGTTGCTCGCGCGTCATCAACTATTCCCCTTAAAAGCAGAAGAGCCGATGTCGAAGCAAGTGGACTGATTGTTAGGCGGAAAAGGGGCGATACGCTTTCGATTGCGTCGAGCGTAAAAGGCAGAAAAGTGCGGTCTTAAGCAGAAGTTCAGTTACCAAATTATTACCCAGTCTGGTGGTAGGTAACGACGGTGCAGTGATAGGTAACTGAGCCTTTCTCGCACACGGCTCTTTTGCATTGATATACAGGAATCTGCACAGGTAACGGGCGCTTTGGACCGGGTAATTTTGCCCACAGTTTTCAAAGCGTATGGATGACAAGAAAATGAAGGTGTTGCTCTACCTTAAAAAGAGCAGTCGTGACAGGTCGGGCAAGGCGCCGATCATGGGACGCATCACACTGGGACGTTCCATTGCACAGTTCAGTTGCAAGCTGTTCTGCAATCCCGATTTGTGGAACCCGCGCGAAAGTCGGATGGACGGGAAGAGTCGCGAAGCGGTCGAAGTCAATGGACGATTGGACAACCTCCTTCTCGCCGTTCAGGCATCCTATCAGTCCTTGCTTGCCAAGGGATCCCCGTTTGACGCAACCGACATCAAGGAGGATTTCCAAGGCAGCGTGCAAAGTCGAATGATGCTTTTAGAACGGTTCGATGGCCTGATCGAGGAAATGAAGGATCACGTCGGTGTAGACATCAAGGAAAATTCTTTGGCCGCGTACCGTCAGACAAGAGTGCAATTACAGCAGTTCATTCGAGCGAAATACAAAGTCTCCGACTTGACCTTTTCGCAGCTGACGGAGGACTTCATCAAGCAGTTCGAGCAGTATGTAACCGGAGAAGTGGGGCTGAAACAGAGCACTTGCTATAACATGATCGTCTTTATTAAGAAGGTATGTAAACTGGCCTACCGAGAGGGCGCCGCAGACTCCTTGCTATTTGACAATGTACACGTGGATAAGGGAGATAGCCGATTACCTAAGGCACTCGATAAGGACGCGTTGGACAAGTTAAAAGCACTGCGTTTTGACGGTTTGGACGGGAATATGGAGATCTCCCGCAATGTGTTTCTTTTCGCCTGTTACACCGGTACCGCCTATTGCGATCTGATGGCGCTGAACCGTGAGCATCTTATCCGTGACGACGAGGGCGCCCTTTGGCTGAAGTTCAACAGACAGAAAACGGGCGTCCTCTGCCGTGTAAAACTCTTGCCTGAAGCCCTTCGATTGCTCGAACAGCTACACAATGATGCCAGGGAGACACTGCTCCCTTATATGAATTATGCTACCTATTTGTCTTGTCTGAAAGCGATCTCGCTAAGGGCTGGACTGTCTTTGCCCATCACCACGCACACTGCTCGGCATACATTCGCCACACTTGTGACCTTGGAACAGGGCGTGCCCATTGAAACCGTTAGCAAGATGCTTGGACATAGCACGGTGCGCATGACCGAGCGATATGCGAAAGTGACTCCCCAAAAGCTGTTTGAAGAGTTTGATCGCTTGATCGCCTTCACCGAAGATTTACACCTGACCATTTAACCGAAACCGATATGAGAAGTACGTTCAAGATCTTGTTTTACATCAACAGACAGAAGACGAAGACAGACGGCAAGACAGCCATCTTTTGTCGTATCACCATCGATGGTAAGAGTACGGTCATCGCAACCGGCGAGGAATGTCTGCCAGATGCATGGAACAGTAGACAGGGTATAACCGGCGAAAAGAAAATCAATCAACGCCTCGCGACGTTCAGAGAACTCGTGGAAAAGACCTACGCGGAAATGCTCACGAAGGACGGCGTGGTCAGTGCAGAACTACTCAAGAACCGTTTGCAGGGCGTTGCCGCTGCACCGACCACTCTTTTGGCCATGAGCGAGGCCGAGCTGCAATCCGTTAAGGCATGTATCGGTAGGTCAAGGTCAGAAGGCACCTATCGAAATCACACCTATTCGGACAAAATGCTTTGCGAGTGGATAGAAAGCAAAGGGAGAAAGGATATGCCCATCGACGCTGTTACAGATGGGATGTTTGAGGAGTTTCGCTTCTACCTCAAGAAGAAGCGATTTACAGCAAAGACAGTCAATCGAGATCTCTGTTGGCTGAGTCGATTGATGTATCGTGCCGTCAGTAAAAGGATCATTCGCTACAATCCTTTTGAGGGCGCTACCTATGAAAAGGTAGAACGGAAGATTCGCTTCTTGCAGAAAAGCGATGTGGCCAAGCTCATGGCGCTAAAGGTGAACGACAGGGAAGCAGAGCAAGCCCGACAGATGTTTCTCTTCTCCTGCTTCACAGGTTTGGCCATTGCGGACATGGAGCGCCTGAAGTTCTCTCATATCCAAACGTCAGCCGACGGTAGGAGGTATATCCGCAAGGAAAGGCAGAAGACGAAAGTGGAATCCGTCGTACCGTTACATCCGATCGCAGAGACTATCCTCAACAGACTCCGAGAAGAAGAGGAACAGGCGGTGAAAGAAAAAGATGGCGACCTTGTCTTCCCACGCGGTTGCAGCCGCAGTGTGATGAATAACAAACTGAGCACCGTGGGGCTGGCGTGTGGCGTCAGGCAAAGACTGTCTTTCCACATGGCGCGCCACACGTTCGGGACTTTGTCGCTCAGTGCCGGCATCCCTATAGAGAGCATCGCTAAGATGATGGGACACACGTCCATTACAAGCACGCAGATCTATGCGCAGGTGACGGACAAAAAGATCTCAGAAGACATGGACAGGCTGATCCGGAAGCAACAAACTGCTTCAGTGTGATCCCCCGCACGGCTGTCTAAACAGGTCTTTTTCTCCTTTCACCGAATAGATCTTACTACATGACTACAACGGAGGTAATGCGGTGAAAGAAGAAGGATTGGGGTGTAGTTGGAAAGGCGTATGCGACATTACTACGAACAGACTACATACAACTTCTTCTTTCATCGCGACCAGCTTAGAAGCTGTTTTGAATTTATTGACTGATTATTTTAAGGAGCTGTTTTGGCGGATCTTTTCCTTTTCTATTTCGGGGCTATCGGGGCCTGTTCTGCCCTTTTGTTCCATCATTTATAGTCGAACAGAAATGGTTTGCGAAAAAAAGGGGGGGCGCCCCAAGTACATGATTTCGCAAACCATTTTCGGTTGACTATATCCTTACATAGCCGGCTATGCTCGTGGAAATAATGAAACAAAATCATCGTTTTCCGGCAGGCTCAGTTTTTCGACCTGTTCTTTGGTTTTGACAAGCTCTTGAGTCAAATTCGAGCCAATCTTGCCGGCCCGCAGCCTTACTTGCGCCACGCTGAGCTGTCTTTGTCCCTTCCTTTTGCATAAAGGATACGCCAGTTCGGGATAAGGGTTTGCTTAGAAAAGTTCCAATTGCCTACTCTTTTTAATGCGCACGGGCAGTGCCTCGGGCTTATTCTCGAAGAAACAATATGCTGCTAATACCGCACAGAGATTCATGAGAAAGTTATGTGCGGAGCGATGTCGTGAATGGACAAGGTTGGCCTTGTTCTTGAGCAGTTCGTTGATGCATTCTATTATATATCGCTTGCG